ACGAGCACGCGGCAGCCGCGGCGCCGCGCGCCTCCCGCGTCTCGGCCGACGACGCGATCGCCGCGATCCGCGGCCTCGCCGACCGGTGGCCGCTCGCGACCGCGGAGGAGCGCGCCCGGTTGGCGCATCTCGTCTACGCCCGGATTCCGCTGCTCGGTCCCGAGGTCCGCCCTGTCGAGTTGACGCCATGGGCTTACGAGCTCGCGCTCGACCAGGCGATGCCCGAGTTGGTCCGGTTGGGAGAGCGCCCCCGGCAGGAGACGAAGGATCGGGTGCAACCGACGGCAGTGCGCGTGCCGATCTCCGGCCGGCGCGAGCGGCTCGCTGCTGCCAGGCGCTCCGCGTGAGGGACGCGGCGACCCAGCGTCATCGCCGCCGGCCGACCTGCCGGGAGATCGAGGTCCTCACGGCCGTCCTCGCCACCGGCTCAGAGAAGGCGGCCGCGCACTGCCTGGGCATCTCCGCGGCGACGGTCAAGAGCCACCTTGCGAACGCCCGTTCCAAGTGCGGCGTTGACACGACCCTGCAGCTCGTGCAGGCCCTGGCACCACAGCTACCCCTGCCAAACGGCATCCCCCAAAAAGGCGAGTAGCTATCCCGGCGCCGCGTAGCTACGCTCGGGGGCGTGACGAACCCCGCCCGCGGCCCGCTCCCGCTCCTCCCCCCGGGAGCGGCCGCCGCCAATGGAAACTCGCAAGCCGCACCCGTTGCTCTCGTGCTTGCGCCCGCTGGGGCCCCGGGTCATGGGCCCCTCCTCCCCCGCCGGCAGGCGATGCGATGGCTCTCCGGCCGGTGACGGACGACCAGCTCACTCCGGCCCTCGCCGCGGTGGTCCCGCCGCAGCCGGTGGTTCTGACCTCCGCGGAGATCACGGGCCTCATCGGGCTGTTCCAGACGATGTTGGACCGCACCGAGCGCAACATCCTCGACCGCCTGGACGACAACTCGCGAGGCGCGACCGCCCGCTGGACCAAGCACGACGAGGACGCGGCGGCCAAGGAGGCCCGGACTGCCGCCCGTTTCCTCAAGATCGAGACAGCGCTCGATACGACCGTGGCCACCCTCCAGGCGCACCTCGACCGTGAGCACGACGAGGACATCCGCATGGATGCCCGGATCCGCCCGATCCGCGGCTCGCTGGCGTGGCTGTGGAACCAGCGCCGGGACATCGTGATCGTGCTGATCGGCCTCGGCGTGCTGGCGACGTTCCTGGTGGAGTCCTTCGGCCGCATCGTCGGGCCGCACGTGCCGTGAGCGCCATCCGCCGCGCCTGGACCTGGTGGCTCCGCGTCACCGCCGCCCGCCGCCGCCCGGGCTGGGACCGGCGGGGCGTGCGATGAGCTACCCGTTCGTGCCGTCCGCGGTGGACCTTGGCCCGGCCAAGGGGCCCAGGCTCGCGGTCGTTTGGCACATGGCCGAGGGCGGCGGGACCGTCGCCTACCTGGCGGCGCCGAACCCCAACGGCGTCTCCGTCCACTTCGTGGTTGAGCGCGCCGGACGTACCGTCCAGATGCTGCCGTTCGACCACATGCACAGCTCGATCCGGCCGACCGAGATCCGCACGACGGACGACGTCGACGGCTTCTTCGGCGTCACCGCGGCCCGCACCGTCATGGGCAGGTGGGCCGACACGCGCTCCACCCTCGGTCCGAACCACGCCTCGATCGCGGTCGAGTGCGAGGGCTTCGCCGACACGGGACCCAACGAGGTCCAGCAGCTCGCGATGCGCGCGCTGTTCGCCTACCTCGCCGGCGTCTTCCCGGGGATCCGCAGCCTCGGGCACCGCGACTTCGCGGACTACAAGGCCTGCCCGGGCAGGCACATCCCGTGGGACCGCCTCGGCGGCCACGGTGGAGGCGACATGGGCCTGCACGTCACGCTCCCGACCACCGTCAACCTCAAGGCAGGGACCCTGTCGATCCCGAAGGGGGCCGACGCGATCCGGGTCGCCGACGGCACCCACTACACCGTCCCGGTCGACGTGCGGCGCCCGGCCTACGGGGCCTCGCTGACCGGCTCCAACAGCGGTCCCGGCTGGCTGGTCGATCTCAACGGTGACGAGGCCCACTTCGTCCGCGCCGGCACCCCGGGGCTGACCTGGACCCCGACTGCCGATGCCGCGTCCGTCCACGCCGCGAGAGCCGAGGGCGCCGCTGCCGTCAAGGCTGCCGCCGTCGCGGCCGCGGCCACCTACGGAGCGTGATCCGATGGAAGACCTGACCTTCGCCGTCGTCCTCACCGCCGCCGGCGCCACCGCGTCGGCCGCGCTCATCACGGGCCTGATCGCCATGCTCAAGCAGCTGGTGGGCATCGGACCCTGGATCAAGGCCGACCGCGAGCCGACGATCGCGTTCGTGCTGTCCGCGGTCCTGGTCGCGGTCGCAGTCGCCAGCGTCGGCGTCGTCACGCCCGCCTCGCTGTTCGCGGCGTTCCTGGCCTGGTTCGGGATCGCCCAGGTCTCGATGGGCGTGCACAACACCGTCAAGGCCGCGACGGGAGGGACGCCCTGACGTGCTCTGCGCGGCGTGTCGGCGGGCCCGTCCCGCCGATGAGCTCCTGGCGTACTGGCCGGTCGGTGACCCCGACCGGCTCCGCCATGTCTGCCGCCCGTCGCTCAACATCCCCGCGCCCGGCGGCCGAGGCTCCTGTTTCGCCGCTGTCGTGGACGTCGCCAGCAAGCACGCGATCGCCCTCGCCGCTCCCGCCTGTCGGTCACAGCTCGAGCGTCCCGTCCGCCCTGGCGAAGCTGGCTGGTATCGCCTGCTCTCGGAAGCCGGCGTGAGGGCGGCCGCATGAGGGTCTTCGATCCTGACAAGCACTGCGGCGGCGAGACAAACGCGCTCAACGGCGCGACGCCCTGCCGGCTGCCCAAGGGCACCAGGACGGACCACCTGCACTCGGGCCATTGCTGGCTCCACGGCGGAAGGAGCCCCAACGGCAAGCGCTTCGCGGGCAAGGAGGCGGCCGGCCAGGCGCTCGCCAAGCTCGGGGTGCCCGTCGGTTCGGGCGACCCGTTCGTGCTCCTGGCCAAGACCGTGAGCCACGCCGAGGGCTACCTCGAGGCGACGGCGCAGCTGGCTCGCGAGGCGTCATCGGCTGAGACCCCGGTCGTGGGCCTCGAGGCGATCGCCGACCTCTACGAGCAGGCGATCCGGACGGCCGCCCGGACGGGCAAGGCCGCGGTCGACGCCGACGTCGCGGACCGCCTGGCCACGCTCGACGAGCGAGTCGACTCCCTGCTCTGGCGCTTCGTCGGCGAGCTGCTCGAGCGCGTCGTGCCGCAGGCCCAGCGCCCGGCCGTGGAGGCCTGGGCGTCCGTTCGCCTGGGCGAGCTCGCGGCCGAGTACGAGCACCCGGTGGCGGTGCACTGATGACGCTGACCACCACGCTCCCCCGCCGGCGCAACCCGTTCGCGCGGCTGTCCGCCCGTCTCGACCCGACATCTGAGCGCGCCACCGCCGATCGCGAGCGCGATGCGGCGATGGCCGACGTCGACACGTTCGCGCGCCACTGCAAGATCCAGGATGCCGAGGGCGCCGAGATCGCGTTCCGCGACGCGGGCTGGGTCTGGCAGTTCCAGCTGCTCGCGCTGTGGGTTGTCATCCGCCTTTGCGTCGTCCTCAAGGCCCGGCAGCTGGGCGTGTCCTGGCTCGCGGCCATGTACGCGCTATGGGTGGCGATCCGCCGGCCAGGCCAGTCGGTACTGCTCATCAGCCGCCGCCAGGAGGACGCCGACAAGCTCCTCGAGAAGGTGGCCTACATCTGGGAACGCCTCCCGGGCTGGCGGCCTCGCGCCGTGGTGAACGTGCGCACGATCAAGTTCCCGGGCCTGGGCAGCGAGATCGAGGCGCTGCCGGCGTCGGAGAACATCGGCCGCAGCCGAACGGCGCAGCTCGTCATCCTCGACGAGCACGCCCACCAGCCCTTCGCGAGGAAGATCTTCCTCGCGATCAAGGCCGTGGCCGAGAAGGGCCAGGTCCTCAGCATCAGCTCGGCCAACGGCCAGGGTGCCCTCCACTCCCAGATCTACCTCGCCGCCAAGGCCGGCACGAACGGCTGGAAGGCCGTCTTCATCCCGGCCCGGGCACATCCCGACCGCCAAGCACCCGGATGGCGGGAGCGAGAGCGGGCCGCGCTCGAGCAGCTCGCCGATGCCGAGTTCGCCCAGGAGTACCCGGACAACGACGTCGAGGCGATCACCACGACCGGCCGCCCGGTCTTCCGCCACGAGGACCTCGGCCGCCAGCCGGTCGAGGCGGGCACCCCTGGCGCGCCCGGGCTCACGGTCTACCGGCTGCCCGAGGCGGGCAAGGTCTACGTCGTGGGCGCCGACGTCGGCGAGGGGCTGTCCACGTCGGACTGGAGCTCCGCGCACGTCCTCGAGCGCGACAGCGGCGAGCAGGTCGCCTCGCTGCGCGGCCGCTGGACCCCGGACGTGTTCGCCGACAAGCTCGACAAGCTCGCCCGCTCCTACGCCCGCCACGCCACGCCCACGAGCCGGATGCCGGTCATCGTCGGCGTGGAGCGCAACAACCACGGCCACGCGGTCCTCCTGGCGCTCGCGAGGCTCCACGGCGGCACGGCGCCCTACCAGGTGTTCCGCGGCAAGGACAAGCGCGTCGGCTGGCTCACCACCTCCGCGAGCCGTCCGGTCCTCGTCGACCAGCTCGAGGAAGCGCTGCGCATCTCCGCGATGACGCTCCACGACGCGAGCTCCGTCGACCAGATGGCGACGTTCGCGTACAACGACGACGGCCGGCCGGAAGCCCAGGACGGCTACCACGACGACGACGTGCTCGCGCTGGGCATCGCCTGGCAGCTCCGCCGGCGGGCGTTCGGCCGCGTCCTCGACGTGCGGAAGCCGGAGGTCAAGGCCGCGTGAGCCGCCCCATCCTCACCGAGGCCTGGATCGTCGGCTCGGGCTCCGGGGCCCGCGTCGTCAAGGCCCAGGCTTCCGAGAGCCAGCAGCTGGCCGAGGACCCGTTCAACTACAGCGAGGGCGAGGGCGGTCTCGTGCGCCCGCCCTACGACCTCGACCAGCTGGCCGAGATGCTCGAGGGGAACACGCTCCACGCCCGTGCCTGCCGGCAGAAGGCGACCGACGTAGCCGGTCGGGGGTTCACGCTCCGCTCCACCGCCGACGACGGAGAGGTCACCGACGCGACCAAGGCGCTGTGGGCCGCGTTCGTGGCCGAGGTCGAGAACGACGAGCGCGGCGACGAGAGCTTCAAGGAGCGCATCGAGATGGCCGCCCAGGACTTCGAGTCCGTGGGCTGGGGCGTCCTCGAGGTCAGCCGCCGAGCGGACGGCGTGCTCGACGGCCTGTGGCATGTTCCGGGGCACACGATGCGCGCCCACAAGGACGGCAAGCGGTTCGCCCAGAAGCGCTCCGGCAAGCTCGTGTGGTTCAAGCGCTTCGGCCTCGACGGCACGGTCGACCGGCGCGACGGCGGCTGGTCGGCCACCACGCGACGCGACGAGTTCGCGGGCAACGAGGTCATCGTCGTCCGCAACTACACGCCCCGCAGCTCCTACTACGGGCTGCCCGACCACATTCCGGCGCTCTCGGCGATCGCGGGCTGGCGCGCCCAGGCCGAGTTCAACATCCGTTTCTTCGACAACAACGCGGTCCCGTCCTACGCGGTGGTCATCGAGGGCGCCGACGTGAGCCCCGAGTTCGAGGAGAAGATCCTCGACCACTTCCGCCAGCTCAAGGGCAACCCGCACAGCACCCTGGTGCTCCCGGTGCCGGGCCTCCCGGGCGACGACGCGACGCAGGTCAAGGTCACGTTTCAGAAGCTGTCCAGCGACATCAAGGACGCGAGCTTCCGGCTGTACAAGCAGGACAACGCCCTGGAGATCTGCATCGCCCACGGCGTGCCGCCCTACCGCATCGGCTGGCCGATCGTCGGCTCCCTGGGTGGCTCGACCGCCGAGGAGATGACGCAGATCTACAACGACTCGATCGTGCAGACGCGCCAGGAGACCTGGGAGCAGCGCCTGACGCGGACGCTCCTGGGTCCCAAGGGTCTCGTCCTTGCCGACGTGGTCCTCAAGGCCAACGAGCTCGACACGCGCAACGAGACCCGCGACGTCGAGAAGGCCAAGGCGCTCTGGGAGATGGACGCGCTGCTGCCCGACGAGGCACGCAGCTTCTTCGCGATGGACCCGCTGCCCGACGCGCGGGGCGAGAAGACCAAGAGCGAGTCCGCTCCCCCGCCGGCGCCCAACCCCTTCGCCGCGGCGGCGATGCCCGTCATGGACGCCGCGGTCGCCAAGCGCTGGCGCGAAGAGGTCACGGAGCTCTCGCGGATCCGGAAGCGCCTCGAGCGGCTCGCCGAGGTGGCGGCGTGACCATGACGGTCGACGCCCTCACCGCCCTCGTCGACGACCTCGTCGTGCACGCCCGCGGCCGCCTGGCGAAGGCCTCGCTGCCGGGCGCGATCGCCGCGCGGGACGCCCTGGTCGCGCCCTTCGCGGCCGACCTCGCCGACTACTTCGACGCCATGAGCAAGCGCGTCCTGGGCACGGTGAGCAAGGCCCTGGAGATCGGCTGGGATCCGGCGGACGACGTCGACTGGACGGTCGAGGACGAGGAGCTCACGAAGGTCCTGGCCCGCTGGTACGCGGTCCTGGGTGAGACGGCCTTCGCGGGTGTCGCCGACCAGCTGGCGATCGAGCTGCGCTGGGACCTCAGTGCCCGCCCTGTTGCCGCGATCCTCGACCGCGTCGGCACGCGCGTGGTGGACATCAGCGAGACCAGCCGCGAGCTCCTCGCCGGCATCGTGCAACGCGCCACCGAACAGGGCCTCTCGGTCGACCAGCTCATCCCGCAGCTCGAGGATGCGTTCGCGTCGTGGTCGACGAGCCGCGCGGCGACGGTGGCCCTGACCGAGACCGCGAACGCCTACAACCTGGCGGCCGCAGCCGGCTACGCCGCGTCTGGCCTCGTCGACGAGGTCGAGATCTTCGACGGTGCCGAGTGCGGCTGGGACGGCCATGACGACCCGGACCTCGCCGACGGCTCCATCCGGACCCTCGAGGAGTTCACGGACATGCCGATCAGCCACCCCAACTGCCAGCGGGCGGCGGGCCCGGTGGTCGTCCGATGACGCGCGTCGAGAAGCATGGCGAGGCCTTCGCGGTGCCCGCCCGGATCGTCAAGAGCGACGGCACCCGGCAGATCGCCTACGGCGTGGTCCTCGAGCCGTGCACGGCCGAGACGACCCGCGACACCCAGGGCGACTGGTACACGGCCGAGGACGTCGAGAAGGCCGCCCACGGCTTCCTCGAGGGCGTGGCGAAGGGCGATGGCGGCGCGGACCTCATGCACGCCGACGACGGCGAGGGACCGCTGGTCGGCTACCCCGTCGAGAGCTTCATCGCTCCCGTGGACTTCGCCTGGGGCGAGGGCGACCGGGCCGAGATCGTCAAGGCCGGCTCCTGGGTGATGGGCGTGCACTACCCGGACCCGGGCATCTGGGACGCGATCGTCAAGGGCGATCTTGGCGCCTTCTCCGTGTGGGGCCAGGGAACGAGGGTCTTCGAATGACGCAGCGACTGACCGATCTGCAGTTGACCCGGGTCTCCCTGGTCGACAAGGGCGCCAACGCGCGGCGGTTCGCCGTGCTCAAGCGAGACGAGGAGGGCGACGTGACGGATCCGGCCCAGGCCGAGGCCCTCATGGCCCGGTACAGCGAAACACCGGCGGGCATCGCCGGGTGGCTGCGCAAGGCCGCCGACCTGCTCATGGGCAAGCCCGAGCCGGAGCCCGTGGTCAAGGTGGCCACGTTCGCCGAGAGGGTGGCGAGCCAGGAGCTGCGCGATGCGCTCTACGACTCCTGGTACACGCTCGACGACGCCCTGTGGAGCGCCATCTACGCCTACGACGAGAACGGGCAGACGCTCCCGATCGAGGCCAGGAAGGCGCTCGTCGCGCAGAACCTCGACGAGTTCAAGGCGTACCTGCTGACCCAGATGGACAGCGGGATCCAGAAGCGCGACGGCGGCCCGGCCGAGGCTGCCACCCGTCACATCGACGCGGTCGTCGCGAAGGCCGGCAAGAAGATCAGCGGCGCTCGACTCGAGCGCCTGCAGGCGGCCTCGGAGGCGCTCAACAGCGTCCTCGCCGAGGTGGCCGAGGTGACCGAGGAAGCGGGCGCAGACGCCCAGGAGGACAGCGTGGAGAAGGCAGAGCTGGTCGCGGCCGTGTCCGAGGCCATCACCAAGGCGAACGAGCCGCTGGTTGCTCGCCTCGAGGCCCTCGAGAAGGGCATGGCGGAGAACCCGGCGACCGCGGCCGAGGAGCCCGAGAAGGCCGCGACGCTCGACGACGTGGTCGAGGTCGTGGGCAAGCTCGCGGACCGCCTCGAGGCGATCGAGAAGGCGCCCGGGCAGCGGACCAGCGTCGCCGGCCAGGACAGCACCGAGCAGGTGAAGAAGTCCAAGTGGGCCGGGATCTTCTGAGATGGTGATCGCGGCCCTCACCGCGTCCGGCAAGAGCTCTCCGGACGGTCTCGCCTACGACGTCAAGTCGAAGGTCGACGAGCTCGTGACCGCCGTCAACGCCGGCACGACCGTCGGCAACCCGGTCGCCGGCATCGCGGCCAGCTACAAGCTCGCCCGTGGCGAGGGGACGCTGGACGGCGGCAACCCGACACCAATCGCGACGGGCCTGGCCGCCGTCGTGGCGTTCGTCGCGACCCTCAAGGGGACCGCGGCGCCGGGCGACAGCACGTCGGTCCTCACCGCCGACATCAGCGGCGCGACGGTCAACGTCTACGCCTGGAAGAACACGGGCGGCACCGACCCGACGCTCGTCGCCTCCACCGGAACGGAGTCCTTCTACTGGATCGCGGTCGGCACGTAGCCGCCGATCCCCTGACCCCCTGAGCCCAAAGAGGAGACATCCCAGATGGCCGGTTCCCAGCGCACCCGCCCGTACCACTCCGGCGCAGCCGGGGCGACCTCGATCGCCGAGGCCGAGATCACGTTCTCGGCCGCCGCCGCCCGCCAGCTCATCGCGACGCTCCCGGCGGGCGCCGTGATCCTCAACTCATGGGTGGAGGTCCTCGAGGCCTTCAACGCCGGCACCAGCAACCTCGTTACCGTCGGCTACGGCGCGATCGGCGCCGCGACGGCGGATGACTTCGTGGCCACGGTCACCGAGGGCACGCCGGCCGTCTACGGCCAGGCCACCCCGGGCCTCCCGTTCGCCGCCGGCGTGGCGACCGACGTGTACGTCTACTACACGCCTGGCGCGGCCGACGCGACCACCGGCAAGGCCCGCGCGTTCATCCAGTACGCCCGCCTGGCCGCGAACGGCTAGCAGGCAGCAGGCACCCAAGGGCGCCCGCGAGGGCGAAAGGAGAACACGAGCCATGACCATCACCCAGGCGGAGCTGCTCCGCAAGGCCGCCGGGCCCATCGGCACCGGCGACTTCATCGCCAGCGTCGGGACGCTCGCAGCCGAGCAGGCCAACACGTTCCTCGACCAGGTCTACGTGGCGACGCCGTTCAGCGCGCTCCAGCGCAACGAGCGCCGGCGCGCGAAGGCCGGCTCGATCGCGAAGATCGGCATCGGCGGGCGCCTGCTGCGCAAGAAGACCCCGGGCGTCGACGACGCCACGCTGGCCAAGCCGACCTTCGGCGAGGTCGACTACACCTGCGTCCGCTCCCGGCTCGACTGGGAGGTCGAGGAAGAGGTGTTCGAGGAGAACATCGAGCAGGCCGGCTTCGAGGACCACCTGATGTCCCTGATGACGGGGCAGCTCGGGCGGGACCTCGAGGACCTCCACTGGAACGCCGACACGACCGACGTGTCGGCCGATGCCGCGTTCCTCACCCAGAACAGCGGCTGGCTCTACCAGCTGGCCAACGGCACCGCGCACCGCGTCAACGGCGGCGCCGTCAACGGCGGCGCGATCGCCAAGGACCACTTCTTCGACGGGTTCCAGGCGCTGCCCGACAAGTACAAGGCTCAGGCCGACCAGATGCGCTGGCTCATGAGCCCGACCAACGAGAGCCGCTGGCTCGAGTACCTCACCGGGCGCGCCACGCCCGCCGGCGACGCGGCGCTCCTGGGCCAGGGCGGGCGCTCCCCGCACGGCATCGCGATCCAGACGATCCCGTCGTTCCCCAACACGCGGATCATCCTCGCGAACACCCGCCAGTTCGTCGTGGTCAACACCCGCGACGTCCGGATCCGCAAGACGACCGAGGGCCGCGAGGCCGTCCGCCAGGACAAGCGCTTCTACGCGATCTTCATCGACGACGACCCGATCATCGAAGAGATGGACGGCGTGGTCGACATCTACGGCATGGCCGCGTAGGCCGGCCCGACGATGGCTCCCACCACGAGCCGCCTCGTCCTCCTGGGCGGGGCGGCGGACCTGTCCTTCCGGGACGGCTCCGGCGCCAAGCGCCGGGTCCTGCCCGGTATGCCGTTCGAGGTCGACGCGGTCACCGCGGCGATCCTCCTCGGCGACCCCCACGTGCAGCCGTTCGTCGATCCCGACGACGGTTCCGCGCGGAACGATGCGCCAGACCCGCCGGCGGTCCCGACGGCCGCCGAACTCCGTGCCCGGGCAGCCGAACTCGGCCTGACCGTCAAGGCCAGGGACACGAAGGACGAACTCTCCACGGCGATCGCCGCGGAAGAGGCGCGACTCGCCGATGAGGCCCTGGCCTCCAGCTCCGGCGAGGGCGATCAGGAGGGCGATGCCCAGCCGGCCGACGATCCGGGCGCCGATGCGTCCGGGGAGGCCGGCGCGCCCCCCGCAGACACCAGCGGCGCGATCGTCCTCGGGGACATCCCCGCGGGCGGGAAGCTCGGGCAGTAGGCCATGAGCAAGTCCGACTACATGGAGAACAAGGTCCTGGACATCGTGGGCGGCGTGACGTTCACGGCGCCGGCGACCCTCTACATGGCCCTCTACACGACCGCGGTCCCGACGGACGCCTCGACCGGCACCACGCCGGCCGGCGGCGCCGTCGAGGTCACGGGCGGGTCCTACGCGCGCCAGGCGGTCACGAACAACGCCACCAACTTCCCTGCCGCCTCCGGTGGCAGCAAGGCCAACGGCACCGCGATCACCTGGTCCACCCCGCCCTCCGCCAACTGGGGCGTCGTCGTGGGCTTCGCGATCGTCGATGCCGCGACCAACGGCAACATCCTCTACAAGGGCGCGATCAGCCCGAACAAGACGATCAACAACGGCGACCCCGCCCCGTCCTTCGGGATCGGCGCTCTCACGATCACCGAGGACTGACCCAATGGCTATCAGCTCTCTCTCGCTGCGCACCACCGTCTTCACGTCCGGTTCGACAGCCAACCACCAGATCGTCCTAGCCGCGGCCACGCAGCGGCCCAAGCTCCTCGAGTACTCGTACATCCAGCTGACGGCCGTCGCCAGCCAGATCGGCGTCGGGCGCCCGCAGGCAATCGCCGGCACGCCGACCAACGTCCTGTTCCAGCGCGACGACCCGAACGATCCCGCGTCCGTGTCCAACGGCGCGATCGCCTGGTCCACCAGCCCGACCGTCCCGCTGATCTACCAGCGCCGCTGGAATGGCACGCTCGCCTCGGTGGGAGTCGTGTGGACGTTCCCCCGCGGCATGGTCATCCCGGCCTCGGGAGCGCTCGTCAACTGGAACATCGCCACCACCGTCGCGGCCGACGTCAACGCGATCATCGACGACTGACATGGGCGATCCGACTCCGCTCGATCGCATCGCGTACATCGCGCTGTCGCTGTACGGCGGCGGCGCGATGTCCATCAGCGGCAACATCGGCGACAAGCGGCTCGCGCTCCAGATGCTCGACCACGCCCGGGACACGATCGCCGCGCAGCTGCGCGAGGGTCGCGCGACGGGGCTCCTGGTCCCTCCCCGCGACGTCACCGTGGCGCCCGATCCGCACTACCCGGCGCTCATCGAGGCGGGCGACGTGGCGCCCGACCTCCGCGCCCGCCTTCGGACCGACTCGTGAGCTCCCTCCTCGGCGGCGAGTCGGGCCAGGCTGGCGTGGGCCAGTTCCGCTGGAACGATGACCGGATCAACGCGCAATGGTTCGACCGCGACGACTGGCGCTTGATGCCGCGTGACTCCGGCTGGACCCTCGTCGGGTTCTCTGACGGGTGGTGGCCTGGCGCCGGCGGCCTCGACGCAAGCGGCGGCGAGTTCCTGAGCGCCGTGTGGGCGAACCAGCCGGAAGTCGTGTCGGGCGCCTCTGGCTTCTACGGCATCGTGGGTGTGACCCGCGACGTCTACGGCACGGTGATCCCGGGCGCGACGGTGCGCCTGTACCGCACGAGCGACGGGGAGCCCGTCTCGACGGTCGTCTCGGGTCCGGACGGCTCGTTCATGCTGCCGACGCCCTTCTACCCGGATGCGCACTTCGTCGTCGCAGTCAAGACCGGCTCGCCCAATGTGGCCGGCACCACCGTCCAGACGCTCGTGGCCGGATAGATGCCGGACGTCAGGCTCCGACCAGCAGGACTCGAGGGCGACGTCGCCCTCGTCGCGGGTGAGGCGCCGTCCCCGATCGATATCCGCCTGTCCGAGGGCATCGCGCCCGATGTGGCGCTGGGCGCGGGCAGGATCGGCGCCGTCGTCCCGCAGGCTGCCGTCGTGGACACCGCCCTCGTCGGGAGTAGCGCGGGCGTTGCCGCCGCGGCAGCCGTCCTCACCACGCAGATCCCGCTGGCAGGCGCGGCCGCCGGTGTGGCTGTCGTCCCCGCGGCCGTCCTGACCACCGCCATCCCGTTCGTCGGGGCCGTGTCCGGCGTCGCGACCGTCCCGGCTGCTGTCCTCACGACCGCGATCCCGTTCGTCGGGGCCAGCGCGGGTGCGGCGACCGTCCCTGCCGCGAACCTCACGACCGCGATCCCGCTCACAGGCTCGGCCGCGGGCACCGGCGCGAGCGCCGCCGCGATCACGACTGGCATCGCCCTTGCGGGCGCGGTCTCGGGCGCGTCGACGGCTGCTGCTGCGCTGTCCACGGCGATCGCGCTGGCGGGCACGTCGGCTGGCGTGGCCACGGCGGCAGGTGCGCTCGCCGGTGCGGCTCCGCAGCTCGTCGGGTCCTCTGCGGGCACGTCCTCGACAGCTGGAGACCTGCTCACGGCGATCAGCCTGGCTGGCGTTTCGGCCGGTTCCGGATCTGCCATCGCAGATCTCCTGACCGCGATCCGCCTGGCTGGCGAGGCGGGCGGGATCTCCTCTGCCGCGGCCGACCTTGCGACGGCGATCGCTCTGACCGGCTCCGCCGCGGGTGCAGCTGATGCGACTGGTGCCCTGGTTGACGCGCTCGCCGACACGTCCCTCGAGGGGTTCGCCGGCGGATCGGCGGCTGCCTTCGCTGTGCTCACCACCGCGATCGCGCTATCCGGATCCAGCGCGGGCGCGTCCGACGCCTCGGCCGCCTTCGCTCTGCCGCCTCCCAACTACACCATTCCGCCGTCCGGCTGGCGACCGCAGTTGTCCTGGGCCGAGCGTGCCGGCTTCGATGCCCGCGTGCCGCGTGATCTCCGGGAGGCCGACTGATGCTGCCCTCGCTCGTCGAGTTCGAGGTCTTCCGTGACCACCTGGGCGTCGCTGCCGATGCGCCGGAGGTCGATGCCGTGAGCAAGCTCCTGGACGCGATCTGCGCCGAGGTCCGTCGCATCGCCCGGCGCTCCTTCGAGGGCGATGAAGGCGGCGCCTACAGCCAGGTGATCCGGATCCGCGGCGCGCGCGAGTTCACGCTGCCGCAGGTCCCGGTCGCAGCGGTCGCCAGCATCGCGCCGGCGTACTTCGATGGGACCGTTGGCGACGCATGGGACACCTGGGACTGGCGCCTCGAGGACGCTTCCCGGGGTCTCGTGCGCCTGCGCTTCGCCGCCGAGTACGTGGCGGTCGTCTGGACGACGACGGGCGACATCCCGGCCCAGATCCCGCAGGCCGTCCTCGAGTGGGGCAAGAGCCGTTGGGAGTCGCGCGACCAGGTCGCGGGCCTCACGGGGTACAAGACGGGCGACGACAGCGAGACGTACAGCGAGGCGATCGCCGGCAAGCCGTCGCACGACGTAATGCGCGCGATCCTGGGCGTCCGGCACGCGACCGGTGGAGGCGTCGTGTGAGCATCGCCGCGCGCCTGCGTCACACCCTCGTCATCAGCCGCTTCGGCGAGACCGGTGTCGCCAACGCCCGCGGGAACCGCGTGGCGGGCTACGTCGACGACACCGCGACGCTCAAGGGCAACCTCCAGGAGCGCAGCGCCCGCGAGGTGTCGACTGGCGAGCTCGGCGGGGTCGCCGTCAGCGATGCGATCGCGTTCCTGCCGATCACCGCGGCGACGTCGACCCTGCGGGCGCCCGATCGCCTGAAGCTCGGCGCCCTCGTCTACGAGCTCATCGGGCTCCCGCGCGACGCCGGCGGCCGCGGCCGCCACCTCGAGGCGGACCTCCGCCGGGTGACGGCATGAGCGCGAACTTCCGCACACGGCCGCGCGAGCTCGCGAAGCTGCGCGAGGCCGTGGCCTACGGGATGCTCAACCTCGGCCACGCGATCGAGACCGACACGAAGCGCGAGACCGTCGTCCGCGGTGGCCACCGCAGCTTCAACACCGACCTCACGAAGGCCGGGACGCCACGCGTCGGCGGCACGTTGCGGCGGTCCATCCACACGGCGGCCTACCTCGACGGCAAGCAGGTCGGCGGCGTGGCCACCGACGAGAACGGCGCCGCGACGCCCGACTACGCGGCCGGCACCGGGATCCGGGTGTTCGTCGGCACCAACTCGGGCTACGGCGCGTACGTGGAGCTCGGGACGGTCAAGATGCCGGCGCGGCCCTCCCTGGTCCCGGCGCTCCTGAAGAACAAGGGTGACGCCCCGGCGCTCATCGCCGCGGGCGCCAGGAAGCGGCTAGGCCAGTGACCACCACGTACGTCGACCCGGTGGCCGCGTTCCGCGACGCCCTGCTCGCGCTGGCGCCGGCGACGGCCATCGCGGGCGTCGCGGTCCGGACGAACCAGCGGCACGACGGCGACGTGCCGCCGTACTTCGTTGTCAGCGAAGGCGGCGACCTCCAGCACCGCACCGCTGCGGTCTACGACCCAGCCCGGGTCAACGTCTCCGCCTACGGTCTCGACGCCGACCAGGCGGTGGACCTGTACCGCACGGCATCGCAGCTGGTCCACCGAACGGGGCCCCTCATCCGCAACGGTGTCGGGATCTTCCGGATCTTTGCCGAGACCGGGCTCCAGCAGCCACTCGAAGATCCCGACACCGGATGGTGGCGGGCGTTCGGCGTGTTCGACCTGGTCATGGTCGATCGCCCTGTCAGCTAGGAAGAAGGAGGCTCGAAACCGATGACGACCACGATCCAGCCGGACCGCATGTTCTTCGGAGCGCCGGCGTCGCTCACCGTCGACGGGACGGAGGCGGGCACGACCTTCGACGCCCCGCACGTCACGATCGAGTACACGACCAACGCGGACAAGACCCAGCCGCAGGGCGCCCGGAGCAAGATCAAGGGCCTCCTGTACGTCAAGTCGGCCGTCTGCAAGGCCAAGTTCAAGGTCAACGAGTTCACGAGCCAGAAGCTCGGCTGGGTGATGCCGGGCGCCACGGCCACGTCCTCAACGTCCGTCGGCCAGGTCCGCGCCGGCCTCGACACCACGCTTGCCGCGGATCCCGCCCTCGGCGCGACGAACGTCAAGGTGGCGAGCGTCACCACCGTCGCCCAATTCGACTTCGTGCGGATCGGCGCCGCGGGCGTCACGCCGACCGAGGCCAACAGCGAGGTCCTCCGGGTCCTCACCGTGGGCACCACCGGCGGTGGCGGCACGGGGCTCGACATCGAGAACAGCGCAGGCGGCGGCGCCCTCCTCGACCACGCCAACGCGGCCGAGGTCAAGACGGTGACCGGGACCCTGCTCGCGGCTCCCGCGGTCGCCGGCGCGACGAACGTCAAGGTCGACGCGGTCACGGGGCTCGCCCCGCTCGACTTCGTCCGCGTCGGCTACGTCGGCCACTACGAGACCCGCCAGCTGACCGCGGTCGGCACCGCTCTCGCCGGCGGGACAGGGCTCACCTTCGCGATCCCGCTCACGCGCGACCACGGCCTCGACGAGTGGGTGATCGAGGTCACGTCGCTGGGCCTGACCACGCTCCAGCCGGTGGCCGGCCGGATCCCGCTCTCGGCGCACCACGACGTGGTCCTGACCGGCGTGGGCCTCGACGGCCTGCCGCTCGTCGTGGAGCTCGACGACGCGCTGTCGCTCGTCAACCAGGACATCCCGTTCAGCGACGACGACTGGTCCGGGTTCGACGTCGAGCTCGAGGCCTACGGCGACCCGAACGCCCCGACGGCCCTCCCCTGGCGCATCAAGTACGGCGCGTAGGCCATGCCCAGACTGACCGCTGCCGAAGAAGAGGCGATCGTCACCCGGGCCGGCCTGTCGGTCGTCCTGGGTGGCCTCGAGCGGACCGTGCGTCCTCTCGTCATCGCCGACAACCGCATCTGGAAGAGCAAGGTCGTCGACGCGATCGCCGAGCGTTGGGGAGCGCTCGGCGGCGTGGGCGACTGGAAGGACGTCATCCGGCTCCTCTCGGGGTCCGAGGACGTCCTGCTCGACCTGCTCCTGGCGTACGACATCGACGCGACGCTCGGCGGTCGCGAGTGGGTCGAGTCGAAGGCAACGGCCCGCGAGCTCCTCGAGGCGTTCAAGGTCGTCGCTAGAGAGGCCTTCCCTTTAGAGGACAGCGCGCTGGGGTCCTACCCGGCCCTGGTCGGGATGCTCATGCGCGCAGCGGGCGAGCGGATGTCGGAGCTGCAGGAGCCGGAGCTGCAGGAGCCGGAGAGCTCTACGAGTTCCTCCTGAGCGAGTGGGGGCGCTTCCCGCGCGAGATCGACGAGGCGCTCACCGATGCGCAGCTGGTGCTCCTGGTCGAGAAGGGTGCGGAGCGCCGGCGACGCGAGACGGACGAGGAGACGGACCGGATGACGATCGCGATGGCCAACGGCTACGTGATCAGCCGCGACGAGAAGGCTCGTGATCACTGGGTGAGCGCGCGTGAGCGCCGGTCCGGCGCGGCCGCCGAGGTGCAGACGGTCGCCGAGTACCAGGCCACCAAGGCCCGCCTCGCAGCGCGGTTCCCCGCGAACGTGCAGGTCCACTGAGCCATGGCCACGCCGATCACCGTCGCCGACACCGCGATCGCCATCGGCGGCGACCTCACCGGGTACGACAAGAGCCTGAAGGTCGCCGAGACGCACGCCCAGACGCTGGGCCAGAAGCTGAAGGGCGTCTTCAGTCCGAAGGCGATCATGGCGGGCATCGGGTCGGCAGGCGGGGCGGCGCTCGGGGTCGCCCTGTCCGGCGCCAACAAGCTCGACGCGGCGACGCGCCAGCTGCAGGCCGACACTGGCATGACCCGGGCCGAGGCGGTGAAGGCCGAGCACGCCCTGGCCGGCATGTTCCGCAACAACCTCCAGGGGTTCGACGAGATCGGCGCCGCGATGGCGGCCGTCCACAACGACCTCGGGCTCACGGGCAAGGTGGCCGACGAGACGACCGCGAAGTTCCTCAAGTTCGCCACGGCGACCGGGCAGGACGCTGCGGGAGCGGTCGCGTCCTTCGACGACATCCTCGACGCCTGGAACCTCACCGCCGCGGACTCCGGGCCGCTCATGGACGGGCTGATCGCGGACCACCAGAAGTTCGGTGGCGTGATCGCCGACAGCCAGGCTGCTCTCGCCGCGATGGCGCCCGCGATGCAGGCGGCCAACATGTCCATCGACGAGGGACGTGCGCTGCTCAACCTCTTCAACGCCTCGGGCATCGATGCGGCGAAGGCGCCGGCCGCGCTGGCGCGGGCCGTGGCCCAGCTGAAGCCCGGACAGTCGCTCGATGACCTGATCGCGCAGATCAGCTCGATCGAGGACCCTACCCTGCGCGGCCAGAAGGCAATGGAGATCTTCGGGGTCCGGGGTGGCGTGCAGCTGGCGCAGGCGTTCAAGCCCGGGATCCAGAGCCTCGACGACTTCGCGATCAGCGCCGGCGACGCCGCCGGCAAGACCACCGACGCCGCGAAGGCGATCGAGGACGGCTTCGGCAACAAGTTTAAGATGATCCTCAAGAATGCCAGCGGCTGGCTGTCCGAGTTCGGGACCAACTTCGGCGACCTGGTGATGATCGCGGCGGCGTTCGGGCCCCAGCTCACCACGGCGATCACGTCGGCCCTCGGCGGCCTCGCCGGGCTCATCGGTCCCAAGATCACTGCCGCGGTCCTCGCGACCGGCCCGGGCGCGGCCATCGCGGGATCGGGCGTGGGATCGGCCATCGGGGGCGCGATCGCTGCAGCCGTGCCGATCGGCATCGCGGCCGCCGGCGGGATCGGCATCGCCCTCGCGTTCAAGAGCATCTTCCTCGACCCGGGGCTCCAGGAGCAGACGCGCGCCATCGGGAAGGCCGTGGGCGAGCAGATCGCCACCGGCACGCTCGAGCAGCTCCAGCAGTCCAAGGGGGCGCTCGAGAAGGGCATCTCCGACATCAACGCCCTGCCGCTGGGCGGCTTCCTGTACGGCGACCAGGCCCGCGACCTCCAGACGCAGCTCGACGCGGTCAACGAGAGGCTGCTGGCGGCCGGGGCGGAGATGCCCCAGTCGCTCGCGGAAGGGATAGCCGCTGCCGGCCCCAAGGCCTTCGACGCAGCGACGCAGCTCGCGGAGTCCGTCGCCGCCGGCATCAAGCAGACGACGCCCGCGGTCGAGATCGCGGTCGAGGATCTCGTCAAGACGCTGGGAACGTCGATGAGCGGCGTCCTGGCTGCCGCGAAGATCACCGGCTCGGACGGCATGATCGCCATGGCGCAGGGCATCACCGCGGCGCGCCAGAAGCCGCTGGACGCCCTCGGCACGCTGACCGAGATGCTCAAGACCGCGCTGACGCCGATGGGCGAGATCGCCCATCTTGCCGCGGTCAGGGCGACGGCCCGACTGGCGCAGGGACTCCGGTCGGGCGACCCCGCGGTCCGCGCGCAGGCCGCAGCCGTCGTGAAGGCGACCGCCGATCGGCTCGGCGAGCTCGCGGGACAGGGAGGCAAGTCCGGCAGGGCGGCGATGGCCGAGCTCGACAAGGGCATCCGGAGCAAGATCCCCGAGGTCCGGTCCGCGTCCCTGGCCGCCAAGAACGCCGCGGTCGCGCAGCTCAACGCGACGAAAGGTCCGGCGGGGACGGCGGGTGCGGCGGCGGGCGAGGCGTTCGCGGCCGCGCTCCTGGCCGCGATCAAGGGGCCGCTCAACTACGCGACCCTGGCCGGCCAGACGATCGCCCGGGGGCTCCACCAGGCGGGCGCCCCGGGGTTCGCGATGGGCACGCCGTACGTGCCGCGCGACATGCTGGCCCAGATCCACCAGGGCGAGATCATCGTGCCGCGGGCGCAGTCCGACGCGATCCGCTCCGGCCAGGCGACGCTCGGGGCGGCCGGTGGCGGCGGCACGACCGTCAACAACTTCAACATCCCGATCACCGGGCTCGTCCGGGCACGTGACCCGCTGGAGATCGCCACGCAGCTCCGGCGGTTCGCCGACTTCGGCGTCCTCACCCCGAAGGCGGTGCTCCGGTGACCAACGCGGTGGCCGTCATCGGCCTGACCTACGACGGGACGGACGTCCAGCAGAGCGGCTTCGGCATCTTCCTCGAGATCGTCCGGGGCCTCAACGAGACGCCCGAGGTCCGGGGCACCGACACGGTCGTGCCGGGTCGTGCCGGGCGCATCGCGCGCAACAGGGTCGCGGACCGTCTCCCGATCGAGCTCCGGGGCATCGTCATGGGCAACGGCGCGAACGAAGCCGCCCAGCGGGCCGACTTCCGGACCAACGTCCTCGCGCTCCGCGCGCTGTTCTCGTCCTCCCGGGTGCCGGCCAACCTGGTGGCGACGCTCGAGGACGGCAGCACGGCGACGATCTCCGCGCGCCCGCTGCCAGGGATGCTGTGGGACGAACAGGTTGCCTCGCTCTTCGCCAACGTCTCGGTCGAGCTCGAGTCGGTCGACCCGGAGTGGGTGATCACCTGATGCCGTCCATCCCGACGCTCCCGATCGTTGCCGACAGCACGCACCATGACAGCGCGGGTGGCGGCGGGTGGTTCGCCTTCCCGGGGAACCCGGCGGTCATGGTCGGGGCGGGTCCGGCGCGGACCGTGACGATCGGCGTCGTGTTCACGACCTCCTACGCGGCACCGGGATCCGCCAACGGCGAGTGCTACGTCGCTGTCCACGATCACCCGTGCGGTGGCTGGAACGACTACTTCTATGTGACGGGAACGGCCCCCCTTACGAGCACCTGGCCTCCGGCAACGGACGGGACATGGGCCGGAGACTTCGTGTTCTCGGTCGCCGACTCGGCGACCGAGACGGCGATCTATGTCGTCGTCAAGGCCAACGCGCAGGGTGACGCGACGACGACCCTGACCGGGATCACGCTGTCCGACCCCGCCTACATCGCGGCCGCCTTCTCGGGGACGCCCCTCTCGGGTCGCTCACCGCTGTCTGTCGCCTTCACCGACGCGACGGATGGAACGCCCGTCGCCTGGCTGTGGGCATTCGGCGACGGCTCGACCTCGACGGCACAGAACCCGACGCACGTCTACACCTCGGCCGGGGTCTACACGGTCAGCCTCACCGCGACGAACGCGACCGACATCTCGGACACCGAGACCAAGGTCGCCTACGTCACCGTGTCCAACGACTCGGTCTTCCTCGACGTCTACGAGATCGGCCCGCCGGGCGACACGATCACGTACCTCGCGACCCTCGAGGGCGCGTTCGACAAGGCCATCCGTCCGGTGCTCAACGACACAGGCTCGGGGCAGTTCTCGATCAACCGGCACGACCCCGACGCGACGGCGGCGAACCTCGCCCGTGGCAACCTCGTCAAGGTCCGGATCCCTGAGATCGACGCGGACCCGATCTTCGCGTTCTGGCTCGAGTCGGGGGACTTCACGCTCGTCTCCAGCGATGAGGAGGGCGGCGAGACGATCACGTTCGCCGGGCGCGGGGCGCTCGCCTACTTCGACTGGGCGCGGTGGCTGGCGGTCAGCTACGTCCTGCCGTGGTGGGATGTGGGCTGGGCGGGGCTGGTCGCCGGAGAGCCGCCCGCCGGCGCCATCGGTCACGTCTCGATCGCCGCCGGGACGTACTGGCGCTACACCGTCAACAGCAGCGGGAGGATCACCGCGCGGACCTCGTTCAGCACCGCCGGCGCCGACGCCTGGTACGACAAGCGGCGGAACCTGACGTGGGCTTCCGGGACGGCGTTCGCCGGCGCCAAGGCGACGCTGATCCAGGTCATGGGCGGCGGGCTCGACAACTACTGGCTCCACCCGTCGGCCGCCGGGATCACCGACGTCCGGGCGTCGGCTGTCCTCGGGACGCGGACGGAGTTCGCCACGCTCGGAGAGGCTGACGTCACCCAGTGGTGGGACAGCGGATGGGGCGCGCCCCCGGACGGGTCCCTCGGGTTCGTCTCGTTCGCGGCCGGGACATACCCGCGCTACACCGTGGCGGGCGGCAAGATCACCGCGCGGACCCCGTTCACGACGGGTGGCTTCTCGGCCTACTACGACACTCGCGCGAAGTACGGGTGGGCGTCCGGGGCCGGCTCGACGACGCTCGTGCGCATCAGCACCGGCGGCTATTCCGGGTACTGGTTCCGGCCGAGCTGGCCGGGCGTCCGGGACTGGCAGGCCAAGGAGCCGACGGGCACGCTGGTCCCGGGCAAGGTGCTGCGGAGGATCGTCGACGAGGTCCTCTCCGCGACCCGGCCGTCCCACCCGATGCCGCTGCTCACGGCGGGCTTCACCGCGACGGTGGACTCCGACGGCAACGACTGGACGTCGACGCCGGCGCTCGCCGGGTTCTCCGCCGAGATCGGCGAGAGCCTCCTCGAGACGGTCGGGAAGATCGTCGCGACGGGCGTCATCGATGTCGAGATGAGCCCCGACCTCGTCCTCTCCGCGGTCAACGAGCAGGGCCGCGACCTGACGGGCGCGGCGTTCGCGGCGGGCGTCGTCCGCTTCGTGGCCGGCGTCAACATCGCGGCGGAGCTCCGCCGCGAGGTCACCGGCGGCCCGGTCGCGACGTTCACCCAGGTCATCGGCAACGACGGCTGGGCCCAGGCGACGCTGCCGGACGCCGCGTCACGGGTCACCCGCGAGACGGCGACCACGGCGGACACGGACGACGAGACCGCGCTCGCGGCCCTCGGCCTCGCCGATCTCCAGGCGCAGCTGCTCCGATCGGACGCCGTGGGGTTCGCGGTCGCGGTCGGCGACGACGCGGCCAACGGTCTCTACCTTCCGGGGCCTCCGGGGTCGGATCACGGCGCCTGGTGGCTGGGCGACCTCGTCATCCTCCACACAGGGTCGGGCGAGCAGGACTTCGACGAGGCGACGATCCGCGTCGCCGCGCTGACGATCTCCGAGGGCGCGGCGGGAGACCTCGACGTCGTCCTCGAGCTCTCGTCGGGTCTCGGCGCCGCGGAGTCCGGGCCCGGATGGGCGGCCGGGGGCTCCTCCGGGTCGGCTCCGACCCCCGGGCGCCCGGTCGGCGGGAC